GAGATGTACTTGCCACGCAGACGGATAACACGCTCTTTGTCTTGGTACTTGCAGAGCAGGTGGAAAATGCCTGTAAACAAGTCCTTTACACCTGTATCAGCAAAGATACGAGCAATCATCTCAATACGGCCTGCGCCAGTCTGTTGCATTGCCGCAATAGCCGTAGCCGTTGTGTTCTGCAAAATGCTGGGGTCTAATACCTGTCCAGCCTGTGCAACGCCTGAGCGCTTCTGCATTACTGAGTCTAAATACTCTAGCATTGGGAACGACTGTGCTGCGGTTGCTGGTACGGTCAAGGCTTGTACTGCGCCTTGCGACTTCATGCGTACTACTCCATTAGGAGCAACGGTTAAGAGGTCATCCATGTTTACTTGACCATCAATAGCTGTCATACGAGGCATATTGGTCAGATACATATTGTCCAAAATCTGACGAGTAATCGTAGACTTAATCAACTGAATGTCCATGCTACGGTCTGCCAAACTCTGCCCAAAGAACTTATGGGGCATTGGGATTGGGCAAATACTAGCGAATGGAATGTGATCTACTTCTTCGTTATCAAGAATCTCTGAGCCAGCGTAGGTAACTTTACGCAGTTCGGCAATGCCATCCTCATCGTAATCGGTGCGGATATAGCACTCAAATACCTCAATGTCTTGCATCGAGAAGTCTAATGATTGCGTTTCGTCAGGCATCTCGCCACGATCAAAACGAGCAATGCGCTCAGGAGTGTAGGTTAAGTCTGAATACGCTGGTAGGTTATCTACAATGTCTTTAGAGTAGCCAGCAGCAATTAAGTCCGAGCGAGTCATGTTAAGGCGATGGGCTACAAAACGAGCATCTTTAATCGTCTTATCACGCTTGGAGATTAAGAACTCCTCTGGCGGTACATTCTGAATCTTAACCCGACCAGACTCTTTCTTTTTCATTACCACTACATCGTATGAGAATGTAGCAGGGATAATCATGCCACTCATAGGATCAAGAATCTCAGGCGATACTTCTTTCATATCCTGGCTTACCAGCTCCATCGTGCCATCAGAGAACAATAGCTGGAACTCCTCTGCCGACAGGTCTTTGTATTTCTCTTTAGTTGGGTCTGCGCTATCTTCCCACCAGTATTTGACGATGCCGTTCTTTTGCAAGAGAGCATCTTTAAACCAGTTGTGCATCAGAATTACGCCATCATTGTCTTGGAAAAAGACTAGATTGCAGTATTCGGTAGCTTGTTTAGCACCTTCCTCATCGCCTGGGCCTTTTGGCTCAAAGCGACATAACTCGTCTGACTGGGTAAAGATACGCAACAGTTGTGGCAATGCGCCATCTACTACCTCAGCTACTTCTCCAGTAACAATGGATGAACGGCCTTCTACTTCGTTACCGTATGGCTCACGATTGTAGTAGGTCAATGCCTTTCTACGAGCCTCGGTTGTTTCGGTATCTACAAAGCCGATTGAGTTATCAATCTCTGCGTCAAGAATACCTTTTAGCTTGTTGTCATCCATATTTAAACTATCCACTTTGCGTTAATCTTTAATGGTTGCGCCCATGTATTTGTTTGCTCCATGCCTAATGCCAAATACCTAAAAGCGTCTGAGCCATGCGATGCCCAGTCATGCAATGGCTTGTCATAAAACACATTGCGTTTCTCGTCATATTCTCTACGGTAATTGCGTACACAATCTAAGCCCTGCTTTACCTTTGGCATATTAAACCAGCATCTAGGCAATAAACGCCTAACTGACTGTATGCCGTCATCTACCGATAGCCTTGGTAATACTTTTACATTTAGTCCGGCCTCACGCAATACCTCTAGCCTGCTCTTGCCTGTGCCTAACTCTCTTACTTCCACATCGTGCGGAAGGAGTTGCTCTGCTTGATGCCAGTTGTTATCTTTGAGCCAGTTCACATACCAGTCTAGCCCTTGACCATGATTCTCTACATAGTCCATCAATCGTGTTTCTTGGCCTGCGTTCTGCGCTACCCACAAGGCCGTAGAATCGCCCATTCCTAAGTCCCATGCTACATAAGTCTGGCATAGGTCATCTCGTGTTATTTCGCACATCCGACCCTGTTCCTCTAGGTCGTTTACCAGTTTTCCGTAGTAACTTCCTTCTACGGCAGCGTTAAAACTGCACTCAAACTCTTGATTGTACTTATCGTCACCCATCTCTTTTCGGGCGGCTTCTAATTCTTCTACATCTATGATCTGCGTTTCGCTTACCTTAAACTGCAATGCAGACCAGCCAGGCTCTTTGCTGGCTCGATCAAATAACTCTTTAAAGTGGTTGTTGCCTTTAGGTGTGCCGATAAACAAGCACCACCCTTTTCTGTCCGCTAAAGCTGGCCGGATGATCTCATTCCATATCTTAGGGTTTTGATCGCCAATTTCATCTAGCACTACACCATCAAAATACTGCCCACGCAAACTGTCAGGATTATCTGATCCGTATAGCTGAATCCTGCGACCTAAGAAGTCTACCCTCAACTCAGCGATGTTTGCTACCGCATCTAACGGCCTTACAAAGTGCGTAAGGTAGTCCCATGCCACTCGTTTAGCCTGCCCATAGGTAGGTGCTATATAAGCGTATCTAGGGGCTTGCTGGTTGTTTTCAAGAGCAGCCTTAATAATTTGATTTAGTGCCGCTACCGTCTTACCCATCCTTCGATGCGCTACACCTACTACAAAGCGATGCTCATCCATCGCCTCATGGATTACCTTCTGAGGCGCTCTAGGTTTATAGGGGATCGTTATTACTCGCTCAGCCATTTAACCGCTAAAGGTGCGCCATCTGCCCCAGATACCTCTAAAGCGTTTGTTTCTTTCCATTGCGCCCTGGTCTTTAGCCAAAAGATCGCTGCGGCTGTATTACCATTCTTTGCCTGCTGGAATAAGGTTTGACCGATAGAAGCGTTTGCATCTACCCTGCCATCCTCTAAATCCTTCTTGTAGTGCTTTACCAGCGTATCGTCTGATATGTCTAGCTTGCCAGCAATATCTACATACTTAATACCTACAGCACTAAGGCTTCGGACTAATTTTCTTGTTTCTTCGGTTGGGATATGTTCTATACCTTGCATATTAAGCCTTTTCTAACTCCGAAAGTACGGCCTTTTTGCCTGTAAATTCTTCCCAACGCTTTACTATGACATCACAGTATTTTGGGTCTAGCTCCATGCTTCTATTAACTCTGCCTGTTTTTTCACAAGCAATTAAGGTAGAGCCTGACCCACCAAATAGGTCTAATACGGTATTACCTGACTTACTAGCATCTTCTAAGGCTTTTTCTATAAGTTCTACTGGCTTCATAGTAGGGTGTAGCGTGTTTTTAGATGTACGCTTTATTTCCCATATATCCATACCGTTGTTACCGCCATAAAAGTTATGGTTATCGCCTGTCCAGCCATAGAATATAGGCTCATACTTGCTCATGTAATCGCTATTACTTAGCGTGTGGTTGCCTTTGTCCCAAATAATTAGGCTTCTAACCTTTAAATTTGTTCTTTCAAGCGATTTCCAGTATTCACCTATACCTAACCTGTAAAAAGTAATATAAAACGCACCTACGCAGTAAGCGTAAATAATAGAGTTAATAGCGTCAAAAAAGTCTTCTGCCTCGGTTTTGGTCATTTTGTCGTTTTTAATACCACCGTGTTTGGCGTTAAAACTTTTAGAGCCATCAGCGTGAATACCGCCAGTAAAGTCCATGTTATAGGGCGGGTCAGTAAACACCATATCGGCTTTACCAAACTCCATCAGTTTATCTACTGCATCGGTACTAGTGCTATCACCGCACATCAGCCTGTGGTTGCCTAATATGTAGATGTCCCCTAGCTTTGTCTTAGGCTCATCTGGCACATCAGGCACAGCATCTTCATCTGTCAGCCCTTCTGTTTCCTCTATGGGGTTTAGCAGGGCATCTAGCTCATCAGGATCAAATCCCAATAAACTAAGGTCTATATCGTCTTTTAGGTCTTGCAGCTCTAGCGACAGCATACCTGCATCCCACCCAGAGTTTAGGGCAATACGGTTATCTGCTAATACATAGGCTTTGCGCTGCGCTTCGGTCATGTGGCCTAGCTGCACTACTGGCACTTTATCCATGCCTAGTTTTCTTGCCGCCATAAGCCTGCCATGCCCAGCAATAATGCTGTTGTCTTTATCTACAAGCACAGGGTTATTAAACCCAAACTCTTTGATTGATCCGGCAATCTGAGCAACTTGCTCGTCTGAGTGTGTCCTGGCGTTTTTAGCGTAAGGTATCAGGGTTTCTACTGACATCCACTCTATTTTTGTTGCTCCTAACATTCCATTCCCTTTGGGTTGATGGTTGATGATGTTGCTATTCTACAACAGTTTTACCACTTTTCCTTATTTAGGTATTTTATTGCGTTTTGCAAAACATTTACATCGTCTTTTAATAAGCCAATGGCGCAATTACAGCTATTACACAAAAGACCTCTTATTTCTTGCGTTTGGTGATCGTGATCTACAACTAATTTTTTTTCATCTACGCCACAAATTTTGCATTTAAATTCTTGTAGTGCCGATCTTGCCTTATATTCAGAATAAGTGATTCCGTATCTTTCTTGATACCTTTTGTTTAATACCTTATCTTGATTGTTATCTCTCCAGGACTTTGCTGCCTGTCGGATTCTTTCTTCTTTTGTTCCAACATATTTTCTAGGGGCGTGTACTCTAGTTCTATTTCTACAGGGCAAACACCAAAATTCATCCCTTTCTTTAAGGGATTTTTTTACAACATCGTTTCTAGCAAGTCTTTTAATGCCACAATTAGGACAAGTTACCTCTACTTTTTTATTGTAATTTGGCATTTAATACTCCCATTTGGGAATATTATATCACCATTTTTCTTTATCCGACCAAAATGCGGCTGAAAATTTGCCCTTGGCTATGTTCTTAGCGTGTCTTGCTTTGAAGCTCTTGCGCCTGGCTTTATTTGCCATTGATTCGCCTTCTTTGGCTGGGCTACCGCTTACTCCCTGCTGACCGAATCGAATTGTTTTTACTTTATCGCCTTCCTTAGCGACAACTACATGGCTTTTAGTAGGATGGTTAGGCGTGCGTTTAGGCTTGTTATATCCAGCAACGCCCATGCGCTCTAGGATGCCAGCAGCCTCACGAACTTTCATACATTTCCTTTAGATCGTATTTGCACCAAATTAACGGAGCTTCTTCGCTCTCTGCCAGCCCTCTAGCCATAAGTTGTTGTATTTCCACAACGGTTGCATTTAGCGTTGCCAGCCCATCTACCATGTTAGGGTAAACCCTATCTGCAAATCGTTTAGCGTTTGCCTTACTTGCCTCGGTTTCTCCGTTGGCATCGTAACCGTTTGAATCGTGATCTAAGGCGATAAAAGTACCATCCCTATACCCTAGTGGCAGACCGACTGATTCGAGCCTCTTAGCGAGGTCTGTGTCCTCGTAGCCCCATCCCCAATAAGTATTGGAGTAGCCGTTACAGGCTTCAAAGTGCCACTTCTTCATTACTGCCACCGCAGCTAGACCATAACGCTGGGCTTTTACTATTTGATCTGTACCATGCCCTACTGGTCTTGTGTCCATGCCATGCCAGATAATGCGGCTTGGCAAACTAGGCTCTGAGTAATCTGCCCACATGGGCATATAGTCTACATCGTGGAAACAGACATAATCCACCATCCCAGCGATAGCTGCGTAGGCATGGTTTACGATTGCGCCACGATTAAATGGGCTATCGTCTATTTGCTCTGCTATGCAGAATAAAGGCTCTATATTGGTGTTTCTACGGAAAAAACTAACTGTATGAGGCAACATCTTAGCTAGATGCTGCTCTCTGTTTCGATATGGGATTATTACCCCTAATCTCACTTTTTCTTAGGCTTTGCTGTCTTGGCTGCGGCTTTAAAGTCTTTTGCGCTTGGCGCTGCTTTGCTGCCTACTTTGTTCATTTTCTCGCCTGATCCTTCAGCGATGCGCTTGCGTTTAGCGTGGATATTAGCGTAGAGTCCAGTTTTCAATCTTCGTACTCCTCATTTTCCATTTCCATCTCATCTTCGCCCATTGCTTCCCAAGCCATACAGCCGTTGTTTTGGTCGCATACAAAGTCAAAAATGTCGCAATGGCCTTTGCCTTTAGGTACGCCACAATCAGCCATATCAGTATTGAAATACTCACAAGCCTTGCATTTTCCTTCACCATCTTTTTTAGACCCATAATCGGCAGTTAAAACAGCCTTACGCATATTGCCTTTATTGA